AACAATCGTTAAGTTGGCATTGACTAATAATCATGGTTATAAAGATAGATCGGATATAACATCAGACGACAAACCAATAATCGGTCCTATACTTATGGCCCCAAAGCGTGATGGAAGAATATTGGGAACCACACCCGAAGCAACAGGAAGCCCTAAAACGTAGAGAGTTTGAAATATTATATGGTGGGGCAAGGGGCGGAGGGAAAACCGATGCAGGAATAGTCTGGTTGACCTATGATATCTCCCACCCAAGATTCAGGGCTTTGGTCATAAGGCGAAACGCTGATGATTTAAGTGATTGGATAGATAGGGCAAGGAGAATGTACTCCCGTTTCGGCGCAGACTTTGCCTATCGGCCAACAGAGATCAATTTCCCGTCAGGAGCAATAATCAAGACAGGACATTTAAAGGACGACAATGCTTACGGAAAATATCAGGGCCACGAATACCACAGAATGGTCATCGAGGAACTCAATCAGATCCCCCAGGAAAAAAGGTATCTCCAGCTTATAAGCTCATGCCGGTCCACTATCCCGGAGTTGTCACCCCAAATATTCGCAACGACCAACCCTGGAGGTGCTGGGCATGGATGGGTCAAAAAAAGATTTGTCGATGTAGCCCCGCCCAATACCAGCTTCACCGACCCAAAAAATGGACTGACGAGAATCTATATTCCAGCGACGGTCGATGATAACCCCACCCTCAAGAACAACGATCCGAATTATATAAAGGTATTGGATAGCCTTAAGGAAACCGATGAGGAGCTTTGGAAGGCATGGAGACTGGGAAGTTGGGATACCTTCGCCGGACAATTCTTTAGAGAGTTTAGACGCGATCTGCATACCTGTAAATCATTCATGCCATTATCCAATATACCTAAATACGGGGGGGTCGATTGGGGAAGGATAGCGCCGTTTGTATTTCTAGCAGGGGCATTCGATGTAGTTAAGTTGGATGATGGGAGGGTATTTCACAGGGTCTGGATTTATAAGGAGATTGATGGTACTGAAAAGAATCCCAAAGAATGGGCCGACGAGATAAAACATAGGGTGGGGATAAGAGAATTCATAAAAATAATGGCCGACCCTTCTATGTTCACTCTTGGAAATGATACTTCAATTTCTATAGCTGACCAATTCAAAAAGGAAGGAGTAATAATGAAAAGGGCAAGCAACGACAGGATAGGCGGATGGTCCGTAGTTCATGATTGGTTATCCATCGCTCCCGATGGCTTGCCATATTTGATAATTACAGAAGAATGCAATGATTTAATTGTAACCCTACCACAGCTCGTTCACGACGAAAAGAAAGTAGAGGATGTTGATAGCGATGGACCTGATCACTGGGGGGACGCATTGAGATATATGCTCAAGCACGTCAAATGGATTGATGCAAGCTCGGGAGGTGTCCACCAAAAGGAGGCACCGAAGGTCAGGGAGCCGATGATAACAAAAATAGACTTCGACGCATTTGGTAGAATAAAGAGGAGAAAGCGCACAATAAGACCCGTATGAGAATTTTAATCCGAGAAGAAATAAAGGACATAGACGTGGTGACCGTGGCAATAGTCGAAAACTACACCGACAACTTCAAAATGTTCAACTGCCCGACCTGCAAGAACCCCGTCTTCCAGTACAAGGGAAGGCTCGTGGCGATACTCCCAGGATATGCACCCACCGAGGTGCCAATAGTTATTCAATGCTCCAATAGAAGTTGCCGGCAGAAGTACCTTCTAAAAACCATAGTTTCGAGACAGGTAATACAATCAGGGGTGTTATAATTGAAGTAGCATGGAACCCATACAAACAACCCAATCGAACAAGGTTACCCCTCAGGATCCGCTAAACCTCGATATCAAAGACGATGAATTTGTAAAGGTGATAGAGGCGAGGATAAAAAAGAACGAGGACGAATTCGAAAGCAAATACCACCTCAAGCCCCGCCGGGAAAAGAACGAGAAATACTACAAGGGCGAGCAGATAGACGTCAAAAATCTCAAGGACTACGAGGGCAAGTGGCTGGATAACGTGATATGGGAGTCGGAAAGGCAACTCAAGGCAATATCGGTGGCCAAAATGCCGGACTTCATAGTCACCCCAGGTATCCAGGGCGAGGAGGCACAGAAGATAGCCGATGACGTGAGCAAGGTGATAGACGCAAGGAGCAAGAAAAGGGAAAGAAGGCAGGTTCTTACGATGGCATTCAAGAGGGAACCCTTGGACTTCTTCGGCACAATCAAGTGGCTATGGAATCCCGAACTCGGTGACCACGGGGACATAGAATACAAGTGGGTCTTAGGGGAAGACATTGTATTAGATGCCTTCTCCAACACCAACGAGGCCAACGGTATGGACATGATTGCGGAGAGGCTTCACACGAGCCT